GAGCTAAAAGCTGTAAAAATTTTGCTTTATTAGCAGAAGGTGGATTAATGAGAAGACCAGGTACAACTTACTTGGCATCATTACCAGCAGAGTCTAGAATAATTCCATTTGTATTTTCTGATGATGAAGTAGCTATTATTATATTATCTAACAATAGAATGGATGTATATAATACAAGTGGTACAGCTATTACATCAAACTATACAACAAATTGTAATTGGACAACAGCTCAATTATTTGAATTAAATTTTGCCCAAAAAGGAGATACAATTTTTGTAACTCATAGAGATAATCCAACAAGAAGAATATTTAGAGAATCTGCAACTTCATTTACTTGTAGTGCTTTTACATTTGATGAAAATACTGCAGTAAGTAATGGTGGCGTTAACAAATCATTACAACCATTTTATAAATACGCTGATAGTGGTATTACAATATCATTATCTGCTAATAGTGTTGGAACAGGTAGAACAGCTACAGCTAGTGCTGCAACATTTACAAGTAATCAAGTAGGTGATTATATAGAGATTAATAAAAAACAAGGTAAGATAACTGGATATACTTCAAGCACAGTAGTTACAATTCATATTATAGAAGATATGGGAAGTACTGGGCCACATACTGATTGGAAAGAACAAACAATATCAGCTAAAAGAGGTTATCCTCAAGCAGTAACTTTTCATGATGCTAGACTTTGGTTAGGTGGTGTTAAGTCTAGACCTGCATCTTTACTAGCAAGTCAAATTGGTCATTATTATGATTTTGATATTGGTACAGGATTAGATGATGAAGCTATTGATACTGATATAGCTGGTAACCTTGTTAACGAAGTTAGGCATTTATTTTCAGGAAAAGATTTACAAGTATTTACTGATGGTGGTGAATGGTATGTTCCATTATCTACAGATAATACAATTACTCCAGCTAATGTTACAATTCAAAGACAAACACCTTATGGAATATCTAGAACAGCTCCACAGATGTTTGATCAAGCTACAGGATTTGTTCAAAAAACAGGTAAAGCAATTAGAGAATTTGTTTATTCAGATTTAGAAGATGGTTATAAATCTACAGCTGTTTCTATTCTTGCTCAACATTTAATAGATAGCCCAAAAGAAATGGCTATTATGAAAGGTAATGATACTAGACCTGAGCAATATGCTTTTTTCTTAAATGCAGGTAATACACATAATGGTAAACTATCTGTATTTCATTCTGTAAGAGATGAAAAAATAGCAGGATGGACACAATGGTTTACTAGAAGTGGAGATACATTTCAATCTATTGCAGCTCTTAATGAAAACTTAGTTTGTATTGCAAAAAGATCTTTAAATAGTGTTACTACATATACATTAGAAAAATTTGCTGATGATGATAGTGGAACATTAGATTGTCAAACTACATCTACAGTTAACCAACGAGGAACACCTCTTGTTGATGGAGGATCTCAATCTGGAACAACATTAGTTGTTGATGGATTAACATCTTCTCCTAAAGTTAATGAATCTTTTACAATTGCTGGTAATGCAACAGAATATACTATTCAATCATTAGTTAATAATGGTAGTGGAGAATATTCGTTAACACTCGACAAAACTTTAGCAGCAACTCCATCTGATAATGCAGTAGTTACTTTTGTAAAAGGTTTTTTACATGATGTAAATGGCATATATACAGCTGAAGTAGTGCATGTTGTTGATGGTAATAGTTCAGTTGGATCATTTACAGTTTCAGGTTCAGATCAAATTACTTTAGTTAACGCACCTAAAGCAACAGGTTTGAAAATAGGATTTAATTATGATACTGAATTAGAAACTATGCCAATTGATAAAGAATTACCTGAAGGCCCATTAACAGGTCTTCCAAGAAGAATCTCAAGAGCCATCGTGGATCTTAACTCTACCCTAGATATGACTATTAAAGCTGCAGACAGCACCTCTAAAGCATTAGTTATTCAACAAGTTAATTTTCAAGGTGGTTCTGACCTAATTCCAGTAACAGCTAAAAAAGAGTTTTTCTTTTTAGGTTATGATAAAAGTCCAACAGTAACAATAAGCCAAGATGATCCTTTACCAATTAAAATCTTGGGAATGTCAGTGGAGGTAGTGTTTGCATGAGTTCTGATCCAGTAACAATGTTTGCCATAACGGCAGTTAAAACATTACATGATATTAAAGAATCTAAAAAGCAATCTAAACTTGAACAACGAAGATACGAAGATCGTATTCAAAGAATTGCAGAACAAGCTAAACGAGAAGAAGAAGATAGAATTGAAAAATTAAGAATGACTCATGCTCATAATAGAGCTTTACAAGCTAGTGGTGGTTATAGTCTTAAAAGTAGATCCTTTATTAATATACAAGATGCTGCAACTATGTATGCTCAAAAAGATATTAGCACAATAAGAATTAATGCTAGTACAGACATGAATGAATTATCTTTAAATGCACAAATAGCAAAATCTAAAAGAAAATCAGAACAATTTGGTGGATGGGCTTCAATTGCTAGTGCAGGTTGGGAAGCAAAAGCAGCAAAGGATAAATATGATGCGTAATTTAGTAATTATTTTTTTTTATGGAGTGTATCAGTAATGGCATTAGATCGTGGTAAAAAAGAAGTTAAATTAAAAACTATAGATACTCATGTACCTCATGTACCTGCTAAAAGTAGTTTTAGTATTGCATATGATGCATTTGAACCAACTATTAATAGATTAAAAAATGAAGCAGAAAATGTAGCAGCTGCTAACTATTGGCAAACATTTCAAACTGAATCTAGTGATCAATTATATAAATTTTCTAAAGAATTTGAAAATGATCCTGACGGAATGAAAACAGCTGTTGATACTTATGTAAATAATCTTTTAGAAAAAGTACCACCTGCATATAAATTACAAGCTACTTCTATGTTAATGGCATCAAGAGTGCACTTAGTAACTAATGCTTCTAATAATAGATATAATTTAGATGAAGCTAAATTTAATTTTGATAATGCTCAAATATGGAAAAACAATAATACTAATGCAGAAAACTCAATTAAAGTTGCTTCTGAAATGCCAGACTTTGAATTATCTAAAGGTTTTATTAATCAAAATACAGCTGATTCGATTTTAGTTATAAATGAACAAGCTCATACTGATTATGAATTATTAGTTCAAAAAGGTTCTAAAGAAACTAGATCTGATTCAACTCATGAAAAATTAATTAATGATAATCTTATAGCTTTACATGTATCTAATGGATTTCATATGATGAAAACTATTAGTGAAAATGATAGTGAATTAAAAGCATTAGAATGGTTAAAACTTTTATCTGAAAATAAAAACCCAACTCCAATTATTAATAAAGCATTAGAAGGTAATCCTGCTTTTATTAAATTTAATAATTTACTTAAAGATGATGATACTAGAAATGATATTATAGATAAAATATTATCTAGATATAATGATTTTAAAAATGCAAGATTTACTACAAATAAATCTGATGGCAATATTAATATTGAAATGCATAAAGAACCTAATGGAATTTTATCTTGGGAAAATTATCAAGGTTCAGAAAAATCAGCACATGAAGTAGCTACAAATTTAGGTGCTAATACTGGTTCTACTAAATACAATACTATTGTAGAAAAAGTAAATTACAACAATTACATTCAAAGTATTATTAGTAAATTTAAACATACTAATAAATTACCTGATTTTAAAAATGAGCAAGAAAAAAAAGATGTTGCTTCTGCTGTATTAGCTAATTTTGGAATACACGATATTCAAATGGGTATGGATGAAAATGGTGAATTTACCGATAGCTTTAGAACAGCTGCTCATGTTTTAAGTGAAATGAATATATGGCCAGAAGAATTTACTCAATATTTAAAATTAGATCCTGCAGGTGATTGGAGTAAACCTGAAGTTTTACAACAATTTAAAGAAAAAATATTAACTTATAAATATCTAACAAGTAATGAGGTATTTCCTAATTGGCCAGGTGGAGATGATTTTCTTAAATGGGCATCTGAACAAAATTTAGAATATAGAAATGATGTTGTAGCTGCCGAAATATTAAATAGTTATAAAGATATAGATTGGGAAAAAAGATATAATAATATTAAAACTTCTTTTGATGATGGTAGAGAAGTTAATTTTATGGGCATGTTTATTAAAGATAAAATGCATGAATCATTAAGATCAACATTATTTACACCACATGCAATTATTAAATTAATGATGGATGAACAAAATCCTTATCATAAACATTTATTATCTGACACAAGTACTTGGATGACAACTGATCCTTTAAAAGTTATGCCACCTCATGCAATGATGACTTTTGAAAATATGTTTATTAATGAATTAACCTTAATGTCAAATTCTAATGATTTCGATGTATGGGCTAAAGTAAATGCACCTTTAAGAAAAAAAGCATGGCATAGAACTTTACAAAGACTTAAAGATGAAAATTGGGGAGTAGAAGTTAACACTGCTGATGGAACTCCAAAATTAATTCAAAATCCTTATCATTTAGTTAAAGGTCATTTTACTAATAATGATGTTTATGCTGCTTTAAATAAAGATTTTCATTTATTAAATAAAGATGAACAAATGGCAAAATATGGAACTAACAATTGGGGTGAAGTTATAAACAATTGGTTCTATGAATGGGCAGATGATGGAAACAAAAGTAGAGTTAAAATGGAATTACAAAATGATGGTACTAATAATTATAAAATGTCATTTCATAAAGGTGGAGATACAATTACATTAGGACAATATTTTGAACCTCATGCTTGGGGTAATGTTATAGATAAAGATGCACCTAATAGTGCAACTGAAGTAGTTAATCATGCTGCTGATCTTATGTTTACTGAATTTAAAAAAACTGATTTTTTTAAAAGTTTAGATTTAAAAGAAGCAGGAATAGCAGAAAAATTTATTTATGGCATGATGCGTAATGGAGTTAAATTAGGTGATTGGAGATTTTATCCAGATATAAAAAATGAATTTGGCCCATTTGGTGAAGGTGATGTAGTTATTACAGATGAATTAAGACCATTTTATTTTTTAGCTAGAATGTTAGGATTTGATGGTGACTTAAGAGAAATGAGAACTAATTTTCAAACTATGAACGCAATAGCAAATGAAAGTAAATCATTTGTTAAAAAAATAAATGAAAATAGAACTATTACTAATATGGAAAAAGCAGTAGAATCTATGCATCCTCCACATTTATTACCTCATTCTAAAAACAATATGGAATTAACTTTTAATACTTGGGTAAATGAAAATTATCAAGATGGTTCATTAGCTTTAACACACAGAACAAATAATTGGGGAGCTGTGTCTTCAGCTAAATGGGATGGTGAAATGGATGTAAATTATAAAAGAGGTGATAGAAAATTTGCAGTATTTGGACATCCTAAAAATAGTATAAGAGCAGCAGTTAAAACTATTATTAATCATTCTACAATATCTTCTTTAGCAAACAAAGTAGAAAAAAGATATGGTGATACACCTACTATAGAAGAAATACTTAAAATGTATGCTCAAGATACAACATCATATTTTAAATCTTTAGAAGCACATACAGATTGGGAACCAACTGATAAAATTAATTTAATGGATAATAATCAAATGCATAAATTAATGAAATTTATAATGAAACATGAAATGGGTTTTGAATATTATAACAAAACATTTGGAACATCTAATTCATATGTAGACGCTGTTATATTTGAAGGTATTCAAGAAGCTATTTTTTCTTATGATGGGCAGTTAAATAAATACTAATGGCAACTTATTTTCCAGCACCAATATCTTTAGCTGATATTGAAAAACAAAAACAAATTAATAATACATCTGTACCTTATAGTGTTACAGATTGGTGGGATGGTTTTAAAGAAGAAAACCTACCAATGCAACTGTATCAATATATGACAGATAATTCTAATCATCCTCCAGAAGAAAATTATAATCCATCTCAAGATCCACAATTAGAAGGTTATGATGAATTTATGCATCATTTTTATTTTAGTAGAAGCCAAGCAGAAACTAGAGATTTAATTGAAAAATTAAAAAAAAGACATCAGGTAAATAAAGAATCTCCATGGTATCATTTAGGAAGAATAACAGGAGCTTTTGCTGATCCATCAATGTTATTATTATTACCTAAAGTACCTCAAGTTTTAAAAACTGCTAAAGTATTTGGAACAGCTGCAACAGCAGAAGAATTTGCAAAACAAAATACAGATCCATTTAGAGAAGATCAATATGTTGCTTGGGTAGCAGGAGCTGCATATGGAATACCATTTATATTAAATAAATTAAGTACTCCTCCTACATTAAATGTTCAAAAAAATATTAAAAATTTAGAAAATGAATGGATAGGTAAAAATATTAAAGATGGTGATATAGGTGTTGATGGAACTTTTGTTCCTGCTAATCAAAAAGAATTACAACCAAGTGGAGTTGGTGCCGAAGGTGTTTCTAAACCTGTAAGAACTTCTGTTAAAAAAGAAATGACAGGTGAAAAATTTATTGAAACTAATCTTAAAATATTCGGAGAAGATGGCCCATGGACTCCTGTGTTTAGAGTAATAAAACAAAAAACATCATTAACTGCAAGAAGAATGATGGGTGATTTGTTAGATACTCCTTTGCTTAAATTAAAAAATACTAAAGCATGGGGATTTAGTGCTACAGGTAAATCAATTGAAACAGATATGCGTATGATGAGAGTTGGTGAAATAGAATCTCATAAAATGGTTAAAGACCAATATACAAAATATGTTCAAAGACAACAATTAGAAACAGGTGCTTCTGTACCAAGAACAGATATAGGTATGATGTTTAAAAATAGAAAAACTGAAGGTTGGTATTCATTAGATGAATTTTCTAAAGAAGTTACAATAGCTAGATTAAAAGGTACACATGATATTCCTGAAGTAGCAGAAGCTGCAAGAATAACTTCAGAAAAAGTTTATAAACCATTATTTAATCAAGTTAATGAACTTAAAATTAGAGAGATACCTGTTATAGCAGAAATTAAATTTTTTGAATCCGAATTAAAAAGATTAAGAAAACAAGGACAAGGTTCGGTAACATATAAATCTAAATATGGTGATCCTGATGAAGTCTATGCTTTATCTAGAATAGAAGCTACTATAGATAAATTAACTAAAAGATTAAAGCGTATACAAGAAGGTAAAGGTGTTAAAAATTATATTAACATTGTTTATGTTAAAAACGCTATTGATAAAAATCCAGAATTGTTTAGAGAAATTATTGAAGATTTCTTTATTAGAACTGGAAGAACTATAAACAAAGCAGATTTAGATAGATTAGTTAAAGATTTATCAAATCATTTTCCTTTTATTAAACCAAGAAAAGGAGATTATGACAGCGTTCAAAGATATGTATTTAAAGATCCAAGATACGCTAGATCTATTAGATCAAGAGAATTAAATTTAGATACTGAAGCACAATTAAAATTAATTGATGCTGGATTTATTTTATCTGACATATTTGCTTTACAAAAAATATATTCAAGACAAGTTATACCTGACATTTTACTTACTAAAAAATATGGCGATCCTAATGGATTAGGATTTAGATTTATCGAAGATGGTGAAATGTCTGGATTCTTTCCTGGGTTAATGAGTGTTGCTAATGAATATAATCTTAAAGCTACAATGGGAAGTGGTACAACTTTTTACAGAGGAACAGGTAAAAAGAAAGTTGTTTTTGAAGCATCTAATGCTAAAGCAGCAGAAAAAGGAGATTGGGATGCAGCATTTGGCCCTGGAATATATTTAACTAAAAGACGAGGTACTGCTAAAAGATATGGAGATAAAATTTCAGAACATACAATTAATGTTAAAAAAACATATACTCTTAAAGATGATTACGATATTGCTGAATTATTTAAAAAAGCAGGAGTTAAAGATTCTGATTTAATTGTTATTGGAAAAAAAGATCCTAACAATTTACCTAAACCTGCAGATTATAGTAAAAAAGTTAAAGAAGAACTTAAAGCTAAAGGTTTTACTAAAGATACAGATTATCAAATTAAATTTGAAAAACCTGCTTGGAAACAAGCAAGAGCATGGTTAGAAAAAAATGGTTATGATTCTGTAGCAATAGCAATGAAAAGTGATTCAATGACAGCAGCTTTAAAAAATCAAAAATTAAGAAAAAGATTTGACCATGATCAAACAATAGTTTTTGATGCTAAAAAAGTAAAAGAAGGTGCAGCTTTAGATAAAAATCAAGTTATTAAAGAGCGAGATCAAATACTAGGTGATCTTGAAGCAGCTATAGAACTAATTAAAGGAACATATGGATTACCTGCTAATCCTCATGCATGGACTTCGGTAGCAATGAGAACAATGAAACATTACAACGCATTAACTATGCTTACAGGTTTCATGGCAGCAATACCAGATGTAGCTCGTATTACTATGACTTCAGGAATTAAAAGAGGATTTAGAACTCAATTCGAATTATTAGGTGATTTTCTTGGAGATGGTAAATTATTTAAAATGGGTAAAAAAGAAGCTCAATCTTTTGGTGAAGCAGTTGATATGGTTACAGGTCAAAGAGCTATGCTATTTGCTGATGTAGGAGATATGTTTGGACTTGCAAATAAATTTGAAGGTGGAATGGGTAAACTATCTGCTATTAACTTTATGTATATTAACCTTATGTCTAGATGGACAGAAATGGCTAAATCAATGGCTTCAGTTACTATTGGTTCTAGAATAATTGAAGACTCAATTCTTTGGGGTAAAGGAACATTAGGTGATAAATGGAAAACTGCATTAGCATCATCAGGTATTGATAAAGAAATGGCTAGAAGAATAGCTGTTCAATTTGAAAAATATGGAACTAAAACTAAACATAATTTTATGGCTAATACTTCTCAATGGGATGATGTTGCAGCAGTAGATGCATTTGGTGCAGCGTTAAATAAAGATATTAATATAACAATTGTAACTCCAGGTTTAGGAGATACACCTAAATGGATGAGTACTGAATTAGGTTCAACATTAGCTCAATTTAAAAAATTTGCTATGTCATCAACTCAAAGAATGTTGATGAGAGGTATGCAAGAAAGAGATTTAGATTTTTTATTTGGAGCTATGATGTTAATGGGATCAGGTATGCTTATTGATGGTATTTATCACAAAACTAGATTTAATAGAGATTATGGAAAATTATCTCTTACTCAAAAACTTATGAACGCTTTTGATAGATCAGGATTAGCTGGAATATATACTGATGTTAACAAAGCTATAGAAACATTAACTGATAATAGATTTGGACTATCACCATTATTAGGAGAGAAAAGACCATACGGATCTTCTATGAGATGGAAAATGGGAACTGCCTTCGGAGCTTCTGGAGGACAAATATATAATATCTTTGACATCATGTATGATGTTACAGGTGGCAAATACAATCACCACACAGCAAAGAATGTGCGTAGATTGATACCATTTCAGAATGTATGGTATCTGGATTGGTTGTTTGACGACATACAAAAAGGACTACATTAATGGCTATTACTATTTCTGACACAGAACCTCGTGTCCAATATACTGCAACATCAGGACAGACTAGTTTTTCTGTTCCTTTTGAATTTTTTACAGTAAACGATATTAAAGTTTACAATGGTTCTTCATTATTATCATACAATGCTTCACCATCATCAGCTTCACAATATTCGGTTTCAGGAGCAGGAGTTTCTGGTGGAGGATCAATTACATTAGGGGGTGGGGCTACTCTTAATGATGTAATTACTATTTATAGAGATTTAGCAATAGCTAGATCTACAGACTTTCCAACTTCAGGTGCTTTTCAAATATCTTCATTAAATGATGAATTAGATAAAATTATAGCTATGTGTCAACAGCTTGAAAGAGATTTAAAATTCTCTCCAAGAGCTGCAGCAACAACAGCAAATACATTTAATATTACTTTTCCTAACCTTGCAGCAAACAAAGTATTATCCGTAAATAGTTCTGGTAACGGATTAGAGTTTGCTCAAGATATAACTGACATTACAACAATTGCAGGTATTGCATCTCATGTAACTACTGTTTCTGGAATTGCATCTAATGTAACAACGGTAGCTGGAGCTGTATCTAATATTAATACAGTTGCTACAAACATTGCATCAGTAAATGCAGTTGCAGCAGATATTACTAAAGTAGTTGCTGTTGCAAATGACTTAGCAGAAACAGTTTCTGAAATTGAAACAGTAGCTGATGATTTAAATGAAACTACTTCTGAAATAGATACGGTTGCTGGATCAGTTGCAAATGTTAATGCAGTAGGTACTGATATTGCAAATGTAAATTCGGTAGCAGGAGCTATTTCTAATGTTAATACGGTTGCAGGAATATCTGCTAATGTAACAACGGTTGCAGGTATAGCAGCTAATGTAACAACAGCAGCAACAAATAATGCAAACATAACAACAGTTGCTGGAGCAATAACTAATGTTAATAATGTAGGTGGTTCTATTGCTAATGTTAATACCGTTGCAACAAACTTAGCTGGAGTTAACTCTTTTGGTGAAAGATATAGAGTTGCAAGTTCTGCCCCAGGAAGTTCTAATGATGTTGGTGATCTTTATTTCGATACGACAGCTAACGAATTAAAAGTTTATAAATCTTCTGGTTGGGCAGCTGCTGGATCAACAGTAAATGGTACAGCTAAAAGATATACTTATAACATTACAGGTACACCAACAACAGTAAGTGGAGCAGATGC